CCGACGACGCCGGTCATGGTCGACCAGTCGAACGGCTCGGGCTGCACGCCATCGGCCACCGACACGGCCGCCCGGGTGAACACTTCGCGGTGCCGGTTGCCCGGCGTGACCGGCGAGCCGTCGAGGCGGCGAAGGTGAACGGTCGCGTCACCGATGCCCGCCCATTCCGGCCGCTCGGAGCGGTGGATCGACTGAAGCAGATCAAGGCGGCCGAGCTGTGAGGCCACGAGCCGTCGGGCCTCCGCGGCACCTTCGGCCACCGACCGCGTCTGTGCCGACCGCCGGGCCTTGTCGGCGTTCGTCGCCGCCGCCTTGGCCGTTCGCCATACGCGCTGCAGTTCGGTCGCGACTTCGGTTGAATCGACCGGCCGCCCGAGGGCCTGCTCCAGAAACTCCACCACCTCCCGGGCCTGACGGGCCGGGATTGCCTTTCTCGCTGTCATACGTCACCGCGGTTGTGTGCCCGGCACTTGACGGGCTTCGGCGGCGACTATGCGGCAAAACAGGGGGCGGGGCAAGGGGCGGGGGTTCAGCGGCGGAACACGGGCGCCCGCGATGGGCGGGGCGACTCGACGCGGCCGCGGAGCTCCACGGTGGCGCGGTTGCCTTGCGAGGCGAGCCGAGGCGTGCCCATGACCGCGACGTGACCCGCGGCGGCCGAGGCGGTCAGGCGCTCGACGGCCTTGCCGATGCCCTGCAGTAGGGCGTTCGCGGCGTCGGCGTGGACGGGGCGCTCGACCGACTCGCCCCCGTGCCAATAGGTGCGCTGATAGGTGCCGATGGTCACGGTGTCGCCGTCCAGCCCGATGTAGTCGAGGTCGTCGGCTAGGCTCTGCGCGCCATCGGCAGAAAGGGCGAAGCGCCCGGCGGTCATGTACTCGCGGACGAGCTGCAGGCCGGTCAGGAGCACGGCGTCGCGGGACGACGACTGAACGCACAGGCCGGGGTAGCGGGCCTGCAGGTGTTCGAGGAGCATCCCACCGTAACTGTCGAAGGTGATGCACGCGGGGCGGTGTAGCTTGACGAGATCGTCCACCCGGGCCGCGAAGCCGGTCAGGTCGCCGAGGTAGTGTTCGGCGTGCGGCACCGATAGCAGGAGGCCGCCGTCGGGGGCGGTCATGGCCCGAAGGACCACGATCCCGCCCGGGTTCTCCTTGCCGCCCGCGTCGAGGAGCAAGGCACACGGGCCGCCGGTCTGCGGGGCCGACTGACAGCGGGCGAGGAGGTCGGCGGTGAACGGCTGATCGGCGTCGGTGAATCGGCACTCCCAGTCACGAACCCAGACATGATACACGCCCTGCGCCTTCGCCTTGTCTCGGGCCGACTCGACCACGGCGCGAGGAATGACCCCGGCTTCGACGGCATCCCAACACGACAGGTGCAGGTACTGCCAGTCGGGACCGAGGCGGCCGGATTCGACGTCCCGGGCGAGCTTGTAGCCCCAATGCGTCTTGCGGGTCAGGTTGCCGATGTACCGGGCCGGGGCCGATAGCGGGGCGAGCGTGGTCTGGATCGCGTCGTCCACCCCGGGCTTGTGGCGCGTGAACTCCTCGACCACCGCCGACTGCCACTCGGGGCCGTAGATGCTGGACACGTTCTCGGTGGTCAGGAAGTGCCACTCGCGGCCGGCGAGGTCGCCGAGCCCCTTGATCACCGGGTAAGGCGTCTCGACGAACTTCAGGCGGCCTTGCACTTCGAGCGTTCGGAGCTGGTGCCGAGCGCGTTCATAGCTGATCTTCGCGACGCTGTACTGCTGCGCGAACCATGCGTGCTTCCCGTTCGCGGACTTGCCGGTCGGTAGGTAGTCGCCGAGCGCCGGGCCGAGGAACTGCCCGATCTGCCATAGCGTCGCGGCCATGGTCTTCCCGGTCTTCGTCCCGCCCTCACAGACCACGAACCGGATGTCGTCAAGGATCACGGCCTGCTTGCGGTACGGGGGCGAATCGAAGTCGAACTCGACCTCGACGTCGCCCTTCGTTCGGCTTCGGGCAGGCTTGGCGTTCCGCTTGGCCATGGTCAGCCCATGTTGAACTTGATTCGGATCTTCCGGCGGGAGTCGCCGTCGGTCTCGGTCTCGGCTTCGGCCTCGCCTTCGACGGGCTCGCGCCATCCGGCCTGTGTTTTCAGGTAGAAGGTGGCGGCGTTCATGTTGCCCGCGAGGGCTTGCGTGACGAGCGACTTCGCGATGGCGCCGATGCTCCGCGCGCGCCCGCGCGCATAGCGTTCAGCAATTTCGGGCTCGTCGTTCACCAGACGGAAGAAGGTCGTCCGGCCGATCCCGAAGTAGTCCGCGATCTGCTCGACGCTCAGCACGGCCGCGAGCGTCTCGACCTCGCGGATCTGGTCCTCGGTCAGCACCTTCGGCGGGCGGCCTGCCTTGCGCTTTTCGGGCGGGGTGTCGGTCATGGGGTTGTCTCCGGTTGTAGCCACTGCGACACGACGGCTCGGGCCACTTGCTCGGTCATGCGAGGGGGAACGGACATTCCGACCATGTACTTCCCGATCCTGTCGGTCTTGGCGTAGTAGTCGTCGGGGAAGCTGCCGAGGCGCTTCCACTCGCGAAAGGTTAGGGTCCGGCACTGGGACCAGTGTTTGATCGTGTCAGGGTGAGCAGCCAAGGTTTTAGACGGTTGCATGTGAGTCAGTTTTTTGTGATTCCATAGCGAATCCTTGCCGTCGACTCTCATCTTAGCATCGGCGTAACGCTCCCCCGGCTTCGTCAGCGGCCACCACTTCAGGTCGCCCGGGCTCGGCTTCGTGTCCGCGACCTCTTCGGGCGTCAAGTCCTGAACGTCCCAGCAGGCATCCAAAACGGTTACCCACCGCGCTTTCGGAGCCAACTTCAGCGGCGGCGCCGCGATGTCGTCCCGCACCGCACAGAAGAACACCCGCTCGCGCTTCTGCGGCACCCCGCAGTCGGCGGCGTTCACGAGGAACAGTTGCGGCCGGTAGCCGATGGCCCGAAGCCGCTCCATGACGAGCTTCGTGTACCCCTTGGCGTTCCCGATGATCATCCCCTTGACGTTCTCGGCGATGACCACCTTCGGGCGCAATCGCTCGGCAAGGTCGAGGAAGTCGAAGAACAGGTCAGAGAGCACCTGTTTAGCCTGACCCTCGCGGAAGTGTTTATCCTTGCCCCATGAGTCCTCGCGACTGCCCGCCATGCTGAACGTCGAGCACGGCGGCGACCCGTCGAGGATGTCCAGCGCGAACAGTTCCGGCGGAAGGTCGGCGGTCAGCAGGTCACGGATCGGGCAAAGGTAGTAGAGGGGCGGGTTCAGGTTGTGCTTGTAGTGCCACGCCATCTCGGGGTCGATGTCGTTCGCGGCCACGATGGTGCAGCCTGCGAGCTTGTAGCCCATCGAACTCCCACCCCCGCAAGCGAACGTGCTCATGACCTTGACGCCGTTCGATGGCACGCTCGACAAGCTGGTCAGGTTCCATGCGACGTCAGCCTTCATCGGCGTCCCCTTCGGCGTCCCCTTCGGCATGATGCGAGCCAGTCGCCGGATCGAACTCGAAGCCGCACCGGGGACACTTGGCACCCATCTCGAAGCTGTCGACGTCCACTTCGACCGACGACGACACGGGCGGCTCCGGCGGGTTCAGCAACCGGTCGAGCTCGTCAGTCGCGAAGCCGAGCGACTCTAGGTTCAGCCCGTCCACGAGCAGCTCGGTCAACTCCAGCGCGAGCATCGCCTCGTCCCACCCCGAATTGAGGGCGATCCGGTTGTCGGCGAGCACATACGCCCGGCGCTGGACCTCGGTCAGGTGGCCGAGTCGGATGCACGGCACGGTGTCGAGCTTCAGCACCCGGGCGGCCATGACGCGACCGTGACCGGCGATGATGTCGTTGTCGGCCCCGATCAGGACGGGGTTCGTGAACCCGAACTCGCGGATAGACCCCGCGATCTGCGACACTTGCGCGTCGGAGTGCGTTCGGGCGTTTCGGGCATAGGGGATCAGGGCGGCGATGGGTAAGTGTTCGATGTTCATGGTCTAACCCTAAGCCAAGCGGCGGCACGTTGCAAGGGCGGCTTGCCCTGCGGGTTCGGTGGCGGTATAGTTCGGGGAGCGAGCGGCTAGGCGTTCAGGTCGGGCGGCTCTTGTCGTGCTCATGGTCCGGCATCGTGTCCCGGGTCCATGCCTGACGCTTCCCACGTTTTAGCGTCAGGCGTGGGCTCATGTTCGGGTTCCACGGCCGTCCCGGTGACCACCTCGAAGGGCGACGGGCTGCCGGACTCGACAAGGGCGTCGTGGGCTTCGAGGAGG